AAAACATTACAAGTACCAACAACATTATCCATCACAAATTCCATAGGACGTTCAATAGAACGATCTACGTGAGATCCAGCTGCAAGGTGAGCAACCATATCAACAGGACCAATGTCAGCAATGAGCATTGGATTGAACTCTGCTTTGAGATCGTGATAGATTGTACGCAAGCGTTTGCGAACTGAAGGATTGTATGTTTGTAATAGATCTGCAAGTCTATTTAAATTACCGCTGTAATCTAGACGATCAACAGTAACAATTTCCCAATCGGTTCTATTTAAAATTTCGCCAATTAGGTGGTGTGCAATAAACCCAGCGCCACCAGTAATTAAGATTTTTTTAGCCATTATAACTCCTGCATCAAAAACATTGTATATGAGTTTATTTATTTAAACCAGCCGAGCCTCTCTCCAGCATCAATACGACGCTGCGCTTCTTCTTTTGAACCTGGATATCTCCAAGCCCAAATAACAATGAGAGCAAAGAGAATAAACAAATATAGTGTTGCTTTTGGATTACCTGTACCAAAGTACATAGCAGCCAACGATGTTGACATTACTGCCATCATAATATATTTACCTTTTTGTGGATACACTTTATATGTTTGCCACTCAGTAATAAAAGGACCAAACAATTTATGATTCATAATCCAGTTATGAAACTTTTCGCTTGATTTAGCAAAACAAAATGCTGCACCTAGAATTGGAGTACTCCACGGAATACCCGGCAGAATCACGCCTAAATATGCTACACCCAAACAAAGAATTCCTAGTGTAAACCAAATCGCTTTTTTAATTTTATTCATTGGACTTTCCTTTCGCCATAGCCTTTTGCCAAAAAAGGCCGCTTCAAGTTGATTCATTTTAAAACCTCTTTCAGAGCTTCAACTAATTCAACCATCATTATATCATCATGGAATGGCGTTGGTGCAATTCTAAGTCTTTCTGTTCCAACGTCAACCGTGGGGGAATTTATTGGTTGTATATAAATTCCAAATTCTGTAAGTAGTCTATCACTTGCAAGCTTACATTTAAATGCGTCACCAACCATTACTGGAACAATATGAGTACAGGCGTTTGGATGTACTGGAATATCAGCTTCTTTTAGCAATTTTTTTAGTTTGGTCGCACGTTCTTGATGTCGTTTACGGGTGGAAGAATGGTCACGGAGATATTTGATTGAGGCGAGGGCTCCTGCGCAGACGACGGGCGAGATACTTGTTGTAAAGATGAACCCAGCAGCCACGGACCTAATAGCGTCAATAATAACACTATCACCAGCAATATAACCGCCTTGGACCCCAAAGGCTTTTCCCAATGTTCCATTTATAATATCTACCCTGTCTGATACCCCTAACTTTTCACAATAACCAGCTCCTGTTTCGCCGTAAAGACCGACAGCATGAACTTCATCAATATAAGTGATTGCCTTATATTTATCAGCTAGATCAAGTATCTCTTCAATTTTTCCTACATCACCATCCATAGAATAAACAGATTCAAATATAATACAAGGAATATCACCAGATTCTACAGCAACCTCGAGCATTTGTTCTAGCATTTCCATATCATTATGTTGGAAAATCATCTTGCGCGCATTACTATGTTTTATTCCCATAATAAGAGAATTGTGATTTTTTGAATCACTTATAAAAACAATTTTAGGAATAATGCGGCTTAGTGCTATGAGTGTCCATTCATTTGCAACATAAGCAGAAGAAAAAAGAAGAGCAGATTCTTTTTGGTGTAGTTTTGATAATTCTAATTCAAGAGTAACATGATAATGTGATGTCCCGCCAATATTGCGAGTACCACCAGAACCAGCACCTGTTTGATCAAGAGCAGTATGCATTGAATCAATTACATGCTGATTCTGGCCCATCCCCAGATAATCGTTTGAACACCAGTTTATAATATTTTTTGGTGCGTATTTACCATACCAAATTGAGCGAGGGAAAGACCCTCGCTCTCTAAGGATGTCATTAAATACACGATATCTACCGTCGTCTTTGAAGCTTTTTATAACATCTTCAAAATAGTTTAAATATTCTGTCACAAAGAGAATCCTTTAAACGTATCTTCCGACACGTCTTGTTTAGTTCCCCCTTGTACATATGAAGTAATTTCTGTTTCTTGTGGAGCAACTTGTACTTCTGCACCAGAAATCCATTTTTGTGTCCAAGGAAGAGGGTTGCTTTTTTGATTATATGGAGATTTCAATCCAACATTAGTCATACGACGGGTGCAAATCCATTCAATGTATTCTTCTAGTAATTGAGCATTAAGACCAATCATAGAACCATCTTTAAATAGATATTCGGCCCACGCTTTTTCTTGATTAACTGCATCTACGAACATTTGAATACATTCTTCTTCTGTTTCTCTTGCAATGCTTTCAAAATCAGCATCTTCTTTACGAAGCAACTTCAAAAGCATTTGAGTAGAAGCAAGATGCAAATTTTCATCACGAGCAACTAATTTAATAATTTTAGCATTGCCTTCCATCTTTTTAAGTTCTGCAAACGCCCAACTACATGCAAATGAAACATAGAAACGAACACCTTCAAGAATGTTTACACTCATAAGAGTAAGCCAAAGTTTCTTTTTAATTTCATAAAGTTCAATTGGTACAATGTCACCATTAATTGCATGACGACCTTCTCCAAGAAGATTATAATAAGCCGACAAACGAATGAGATCATCGTAATGTTTTGAAATATCTTCTGCGCAATCTACAATCTCTTCAATATCCATAAGCTCGTCAAAAACTTGAGATGGATTTGAATAGATATTACGGATGATATGTGTATATGAACGGCTATGAATTGACTCAGAGAAAGTCCAAGTCAAAATCCAGTTTTCAAGTTCAGGCAATGATACAATAGAACCAAATGCTTCAATAGGTGCTCGACCCTGAACAGAATCAAGAAGGATTTGGCGCTTAAGATTCGACGTAAAAATGTGCTGTTCATGCGCTGTGAGACTTTTAAAATCTTTAGCATCTTGATAGATATCTACTTCTTCTGGTCTCCAGAAAAAACCAAGTTGTTTATCTGTGAGACCATCGAATTGTTTGTATTTCAAAGTATCATAACGTTGAATAGTTGGGCCACCAGTAGGATCTAAAAATGCTGCTACTGAAGTGTGGTCTACTCGATTTTGTACGTTGAATACGCTCATTGAATGTTTCCTTTGTTGGTGTGTGTTAATAATTTAAATAGTGCAGCTTTCGCATGCTTCGTCATCAGTTTCTCCAAGAGGAAGTTCTTCTCCAACCATTTTCGATACGTCAAGTTCGCCTTGACCATCGTATGTGTTGAAATAATAGAGCTGTTTACCTCCATATTTATAGAACATTAAAAGATGCTGAAGAAGCATACTCATTGGAATTTTTTCATCTTCAAAATATTGTGGATTATAGCTCGTATTAACAGAAATACCTTGGTCGATATATTTTTGTAGTATTGCCATAATCTTTAGGTAACCTTCTGGAGATTTCTGATCCCACAGAAGATCATACTTATTTTTGAAATGATGAAATTGGGGTACCACTTGTTTAAGAACACCGTGCTTAGATTGTTTAATAGATATAAGTGAACGGGGTGGTTCAATACCATTAGTTGCATTTGCAATTTGAGCTGAAGTTTCTGCTGGCATAAGAGCCATCAAAGTTGAGTTACGAATGCCTGTTTCTTTAAGTTGTGCACGCAAACCTTCCCAATCCATGCGTTCTACGTGAGGAATAAGTTCATCAAGATCTTTCTTATATGTTTGGTTTGGTGTAATACCGTGACCATATTTAGTTTCCATAATACCAGGAATTGATCCCATGTCAACAGCTAAATCTGCCGATGCCTTAATAAGATAATATGACCATGCCTCAGCCCACTCGTCGATGACCTGGAGGCCCTCTGGAGTGATGTCTTGGTAAGTTAAATCATGCTTAGCCATCCAATAAGCAAAGTTAATAATACCAACTCCGATAGGGCGACGCTTTTCTGTTGATAGGCGTGCAGCAAGAATTGGATAGTTTTGATATGATAACAATGCATCTAATCCACGTACAGCAAGAGTACATGCCTTTTCAAAGTCTGCAGTAGTTTTCATATTACCCCAGTTAATTGCAGAAAGAGTACATAGACTAATTTCACCATCTGGGTCATTAATATCATTTAATGGTTTAGTTGGAAGATCAATTTCGGCACACAGATTTGACTGACGAATTGGAGCAACTTCTGGGATGAATGAACCATGATCGTTTGCATTGTCAACGTTTTGAAGATAGATACGACCCGTGTTCTTACGCTCTTCCATAAACGAACTAAAGAGTGTAGAAGCTTTAACCGTCTTTTTACGAAGACGAGTATTACGTTCTGCTGTTTCATACAATTCACGGAATTTATCTTGATCAGCATAGAATGCTTCATACAAACCAGGAACATCACTTGGAGAGAATAGAGTAATATCTCCACCAGTAATTAGACGCTCATACATAAGTTTATTGAATTGCACACCGTAATCCATATGACGTACGCGGTTATCTTCAGTACCTTTATTGTTTTTCAATACAAGAAGATCTTCTACTTCATAATGCCAAATTGGATAATAGATAGTTGCTGCTCCACCACGAACACCACCTTGCGAACAAGATTTAGTAGCAGCTTGGAACATCTTATAGAAAGGAATAATACCTGTATGGTAAGCATCTCCTTTACGAATAGGTGTACCAATGGCACGAATCTTACCACCACCAATACCAATACCAGCTTTTTGGCTTACGTATTTAACGATAGATGAGCTAGTAGCATTGATACTGTCAAGAGAGTCATCAGTCTCGATAAGTACACAGGAGCTGAATTGTCGTTGCGGAGTACGAACACCTGCCATAACAGGAGTAGGAAGAGAAATATCGTGCATGCTAATTGCATCATAGTAGTCTTTTACCCATTTTAGACGAGTTTCTTTTGGATAATTGTGGAACAAAGTTGCAGCAATCAAAATGTAGCACATTTGTGGTGTTTCAAAAATTTCACCAGATACTCTATTTTGAACTAGATATTTGCCACGCAATTGCTCCATAGCAACATATGTAAGGCTCTCGTCTCTATTGTGTTTAATGAAAGAATTAATACGATCCCATTCCTCATCATCATAATAATTAATAAGTTCAGGATCATAGAAACCAAGCTTAATATTGCGCTCTACAAGAGCTTTTACGTGAATTGGTTCATAACTATCATAAACCTCTTTACGTAGTGCATAGTTTACAAGGCGGCCGCCAACATATTGATAGTTAGGAGTCTCTTCTGAAATCAAGTCGCTTGCAGCTTTAATAAGGGTTTCTTGAATCTCTTTAGTAGTCATACCATTGAAGAATTGAATTTGACTTTTAATTTCTACTTCACTTGGACTAACCCCTGTAACACCTTCACAAGCGTAAAATACAACCTTATGAAGTTTTTCAATATCTAATGGCTCTCGTCTGCCATCACGCTTAACGACCTGAAGCATGCTTACTTCCCTTTCTCTATGTTCTTGAATATGTAGTATTTATTATGTGATTCATAGCTATATGTAGTTATTTTTCAACAAAATTGGTTACGTCTGGATAAATTTTGGATATAGCTTCTGCAACTGCTCTGGCAAGTTCAATATGTTCTAATTGAGTACCGTTTGCTGAGCGAAGTTCAATATAGTGAATCCAACTACGAATTGTACCATTAACATAAAGACGAGAAGGTGTATTACCTTCAGGCAAAACAGAACGTGCTTGTTCTTTAGCAATACCGTTTTCGATTGCCCATTCATAGGCTTGCATTGCTCTTTGCCATACTGCTCTTTGGTGGACTTCCCAAGTATTATGAAGAGCTACATCATCATGAATAATACTATTCTGGCGATTTTTTGGATCTTGCAATCGAGCTTTACGAATTACAACAGAATCGCCAAGATCGCGGACGTCAGCATACCTTTGAGAAAACTCTTGGAATGAAAATGATCGGTGACGAAGGAGTTGTCGGGCGATATCTCTGGTTGTTTCGACTTCAATGCAGGCGCTTGCCATTTCGAATGGTGACCAGTGTTTGTGTTTGATGAGATAGCTAAGTAGCTTTGGTGTTGTTTTGGTGTTAGCTTGGTTCGCTGGATTGGAGACACGGGCTGCGTAAGCGATGAGGTCTTGGATGTTGTCAAGCCCCTGCGCCGCAAGTTCTCCTGCGTGGATACGATTAGAGGGTTGGCTATGGGAAATAAGTCGTGCATGCAAAATTCAATACTCCTTAAACTTTTCGCCATGCGGCGAATTTCAATTCAGCCTGTAGACCTTGATAAGTGTTATTTTCAATAACCTTTTCAACATCTTTAAGACCATTTAAATACATTTCATTGATGTCCTTACCTGGAACATCGCTTGGCCATATACAAATTTTATAGCCATTTTTAATTACTTTTTCCATACGTTTATGGATTTCTTTATTTCTTGGTTCTGCGTCAAATACGTATATTGCACGTTCATTTGCACTATTACCATTACCTTCTGCACCATTCATTGAAATAGCATTAGACAAAAAGAAAGAGTCTATAGCGCCTTCAACAATATAGTAAGGCTCGTTAAAATTAACTTTATCTAGACCAAAGATTTTTGGTCGATCATCAAACATAATAGTTATATAGCGAATTCCATTAGGATCAAAGCCACGAGCCGAAACACCAAAGCATTGGCCCTTTTCATCAAGGAATGGTATAACTAGTCTTGGTTCATCTTTACCAACATTTTCAAATTTACCTGGAATAATCTCATTAATCCAAGTTTTAAACTTTTGTACAAAGTACAATCGATAATGATGATGAGGTGGAATTTGCCTTTTAATTATATATCTCTTGACCGGATGATCTGGAGCTAATTGGCTAACTTTTTTTAATTTTTTTAGTGGATTGATATTGAAAGAAATTGTTTTGGTTTTAAACTGATTTTCGTCAATGCTTTTGGTATCAGTAGAAACAGTATTTGAAACAAACTTTTCAGCAATATAATCATTAAACAACAACGGGTCAACAGTCTTCAAGAAAAAGTTGAAGCCTTGACTCGCGCCACAGTTATGACAATAGTATGAGAACTTGTTGTCACGTTCAAGAAGCCAGCCGCGGGCCTTACTGCGTGATTTTTGAGAATCACCGCAGATGGGACATCTGAAGTTTATTTTGTAGGGATTTGTGTGTTTTATTTTGAAGTTATCAAGACGACCAGACAGCATCTGGGCATATTGAATATCCACGAAATCAACCATAATGTAAAGATCCAAATAACAGTAATAATTAGATTATAATTGGATCTGGAGAATTGTCAACCAAAAAGTATGCTCCAATTGACTTGTGTTGCAACAATACCTATAATTAGGAATGCTCCCATAATATACCATTTCCAATTTTCTAATATTTTAATACGGTTATCAATGCTTGTCAACCTTTTTTCTAGGCTGCCATTCATTTTGTGTAATTCTGACATAATTTCGGCATTGCGCTCTTGACGATTTAATCTACTTTCGTCTGCTAGTCTTTGATGATCGGCATACGACGAAGATCTGTAGTCTTCTAATTTTGCAGTTAAATATTCTGCTCTTTTTTGATCTTGTTGTCTATGCTCTGCCATTAGAACGTCAAGATCATGTAATTTTTCAGAAGTATTTTTTAACACTTCTCCATGAACAGCGACTTGTTTAGACATCTCTGCCATAGTTTCAAGTGCAGCGTCAAACTTACCGAAATACTTTTCGATTTGTTTAACATCTTTCTTAATAAGAGCTACGTCTGTTTTGATATCTACTTCGTCTGCCATATTTTGTTCCGTAATTAAAAATAAACCTCGCTCATTGGCGAGGCTCATTCATATTTATATTATTATAGCACTTACTATTGTTCAGATTCTGACACAGCATTCTCGTAATAAACAATAATTTCACCTTGTTGTTTTATAAATCTTCGGAGTTCTGCAATATTTAAAGCAAGATTTTCATAATCTTTTACACTAAATGCTACGAATGCTACATTACCGTTCTCAGCCTCGAATTCTTTAAGAAAGTCTTCAAGGTTGTCTTGATTAACTACGTATAATCTAGTATCAGTTAGGTTGATCGGCTTCGGTCGAGCTACTGTCGGCACTGACGTCTTCTGTATTTCCGTCACTACCTGTATTTCCGGCTCCGGTCTCAGACCTGCGCAGCCAGCTAGGAAGGGGATTATCACCAGTCCCGCCAGTATCTTGCTCGAGCTCACGCCACAATTTAGCGGTCGCACCATTCATTCTTCCTTCAAGTTGACCTGGTTCTTTAAGAGCCAAGGCTGTTAAATTATGTCGATTGAGTTTACTGCGGAGGTCATCACCATATGCCTCTGCTTTTTGCAAATCAGTTTGTAACTGTAAATTTGCTGCAGCCATTCTTGCTGCATCTTCTCGCAATGTTGTAATACTAGCTTCGGCGGTTTGGACTGCGACTTCCATTTTAGCAACGTTTGATCGTGCCGTTTCTAAGTCATTTTGTAGCTTATTAATATAAGCGTAACCAACGCCGCCTGTTGCTAGTATTACTAAAACAATTGCGATTTTAATTGAACCAAGCATGATTTAGAATCTTAGACGAATTAATCCTCGTCTTCGTCCTCATCATCTTCGTCTTCATCTTCGTCGTCTTCATCTTCGTCTTCGTCTTCGTCATCAGACTCAGCAAGATCTTCTTCATCAGACTCAGCAAGATCTTCTTCATCAAGCTCTTCAGCTTCTTCATCTAGACCTTCGGTCATTTCAAGGTATTTTTGCTCTAGAGCTTCTACGACGCGTGATTGAATTTCTTCTTCAAATGCTTCTTTCATTTCTAGTGGACGGCCAGCCATTGCTTCCGCTACAATTTTTTCTAAAGACATTTCTATCTCCTTTTGTTCTAATTAGTTATTCTATTTATTAACCAAACATTTTCGCTTGTGTGGCAGGTCCAACGACACCATCTGCAACTAAACCATTTAGCTTTTGCCACTTTTTAACAGCAATTAAAGTACCAGGACCAAAATCTCCATCTGCTGCTACACCAATAGCTTTTTGCATTTTCTTAACATCTTCACCCTGCATACCTTTTCGTAAAGTACGAATACCAGTAGATGCTGCAGCTTTTGGAGCTGGAGCTGGAATTTCACCACCTAGAATTGCTAATGCAGCTTCCCAGCGCTTATTGCGATCTTCTAATCCTATTGTACCACCATTAATCTTTTTTGTCAACCCTACATTGTCGCCTTTGTCGGCCCAAGTAGCAAGTTTATTTGTTGCCCAAAACCAACACGCTGATTCAATAGCACCTTGAGGAGTTGCTACATACTCTGCTGCTTCTTCAGCAGTCATTCCGATTGATTTGCCGAACGCTGTATAATTGTTACGACCAGTAAGTTGCTTAATACCTCTACCGCGGAACCTCCAACCATCGCCGTCTTCCACGTTTCCCATTGCTCCCCGTTTACTTCTGTATTTGTCCATGTAAACGTAGTTTGCAATCTTTTCAGGATTTCTTGCGTAAGCTTTTGCATCTTCTTTCCCCGCGCCAAAATAACGACCAAAGACTGAGTTAAGAGCCTTTTCGCTATAATTAAGATTTTCTTCTAATGTTGTAAAGTCTGCTGATTCGTGCGCGCATTGAGCCATAAATCCTGCAATACGGTTTGGTGTATTAATCTCGTACTTTTCAAATAAAGGTATTGCTGCTTTATACCATGATTCTGGATCTTTATTCTTACGAATCATTGCACTAAATTGTTCTAAAGTAATCATAGTTTGTCTCCCATTATATCTCTCAATTTTTTCTTCTTAGATTTGTTTTGTGAAGTCCATCTTTTTTGCGCTTCTTTAGAAAACGCAGATCCATCCATACCAGCAATATTACCAGAACCAACGCTATTTACTGGTGTTTCTTCTAGGCTCGGCTTAGTATTAATCTTTTTATTTTCTTTTAAACCACCCATTTTCATGACCATATCTTTAGCATGCCATTGTGGGCTATATGTATCAACCCATGACCATTCACGCTTTTTCTTATCCCATTCAAATACTTTCCACTCACCAGTATGACGTTCGTTATGGTCTAAATTTTTATCTAACATGAATTTGCGACCATTTGGAAATGTAATTTCTTTTTCTCCATTGGGGCCGGCTTTTTTCCAACGAGGAGCGGCAGCTTCTGTAATTAAAGCCTTGACATTTGTTTCTTCTGTGATATAATTGACATATAAGTCATTAAATACAGATAATGATTCCTCTAGATCTTCTTCATTAAGATCTTCAGTCAATAAAGTGCCATCTGTAAAGTGATTCCATTCTCTAATTAAGTAAAGCGCAGCAACGTAGGAGGCTAGTCTAGAACTACCTCCAGGAATTTTTGCTAATAATTTTTTGAGATTCGCGATCATCACATCGAATATTTGCCAAGATTTTTTCTGGGCATCTGTACGATCTTTCTTTTTAACTAAGATCTTACCTTTATCATCTATCACACCAGTCTCATACGCTTTCCATTTATTAAAAGGCGTAGCAAGTCTTCTTATAAATTGATAAACTAAAAATAAATCAACGATCATAGGATCATATTCCTTTAAGTGCTTCTGCTATTGAATCATCTGAATCAATATTATTTTTATGCAAAGAAATATCTTCGTATTGGACAACTTCGGGCATAAAATTTAAATATTCTACAAACGGCTTCAAGCAATCATGAAACTCATGAAGCTTCATGAATAACATATTAGTTGCTTCTGGACCAAAAACATTATATATGATAATCAGATGATTTAGAATCAACCTTTCTTTTAAATCATTATCTTGTCGATATCTCCCAAAGAGTTTTCTTAGATATTGAAAGCGCTTTAGGTCCTCCTCAAATTCTGAGATATCAGAGCATTGAGGATTATCATAATGTTTTGATGCAAATAACAGAAAAGTTGATTCTGTCAATATCATAACTACTACTTAAACTTAGCTATCAGCTGCGATAGTATCTTCAATCGCTGTATTGCCGGTTACACCAGCATCGCCAGCATCAGCTTGAGCTACCTTCATAGGTACTAAGCATTCTGCGTGATGACGGCCACCAGCTGTGTAATAAACATACCAGCCTGGTGTTTTAAAGCCTTTAGCACGGTTAGAAGCAACTGCTGCTTCTTCAGTACTAATGAACACAGCATTGTCGCGATCATTTGACTTGTTAGTGTTATTAGCATCGTCTTCTAACCATGTTGGTACTGAAGCTAATGCGTCTGTTTTTCCCCAAAGTGCCATTTTAGTTCTCCTAGTTAGGGTTTTTATTATTCTTATTTATTAACGTGCAGCTTCTTTAGCTTTTCTTAATCTTTCTTGCGCAGCTTTAATACGCTCGCGATCTTTATTTTTCTTTTCCATATCTGCAGCTTTTTTCTCAGCTGCATCTGCACGTCCCGATGTAGATATTCTTTTAGCAGCTTTACTAGCTAAACGTCCAGCACCTAATGCCGTACGAGCACCTACTTTAAAAGCTGTACCAAGTACTTTACCAATAATTTCATCAAGCTGTTGTGGTGTTAATGTATCAGGATCAATATTATTTTCTAATAGATAAGCTTCTACTAAATCGTATTGTGTTTGCTCATCAAGTTTAATTTCTTCTGCCATATTTGCTTTATCAGCCATACGACCAGAAGCGCCAGAAATACCCTTCATACGGTTTACCATCTTACGCTTTACATCTGGGCTCGACTTCTTCATTGAAGACGAAGCCTGTGCAGCTGCAACAGCAGCATTTCCTGCAAGATTACCTGCTGCTTTCTTTACGTAACGATGAAGAAGATTAGGTGAGAGTTCGTCGAGTTGTTCTACTTCTTCTTTTGTAAGACGATCTGTTGCCTTAGCAATACCCGCTTTACGCTTGAAAGCTTTATTCCATGAACCAGGCTTTTTTAGTGGATCACGAGCACCAAGAGCATATGCGTTGTTTGCCATATCAGAAGAGGCTTTTTTAACATATGAACCAAGAGTCTTCTTGCTGATTTCATCAAGCTCAACTTCTTCTCCGCGCAGTTTAGCAAGTGAACGCTGTGTAGAAGTCATTTGACGAACTGGCTTCTTGCGACCAGTTGGAGTACGACCCATTGCTGCATCATGCTCGCGGTTTTTCTCACGCTCTTTTTTAAGCCAATCACCTTTTAACTTTGGTGCCGCTTCATCAAGCTCAACTTCTTCATTTCTTTCAGCAGAAAGCTTAGCAGCAACAGCCATTTGTTGACGCTTTTTCTGCGACTTACCTTTAAACTGAGGGGCATCAGAGTCTTGGAAGTCTTTTACCCAAGTACCCATATCATCGGATGCTTTAAGTTTTTCCTCGAGGTGTTTTTTGAAGCTTTGCATATTAATAGAACCTTTTTTATTTTTATTGATATTTATTAACTATCGACCTTTGCGCCAGCGCGCCATTGATAACATGACCAGTACTTAGCTTTCCACTTAGGACCTGGATTATCACATCCATGTCTAGCACGGAATGATGCACGGCGTTTTGGATCATCGCGTTTGATTTCCATATTAGGATCACCAAAGCGAACTACAACAACATTACCTTTATCATTCTTTACATAGACTTTAAACTTCTTACCAGATACTTCAGAAGTACGAATAGGATCGTTAAGTTTAACTTTCTTACCTTCGTATTCGGCCTCTTCTACAATAAGATCTTCGTAAAGGTTGCACTCTTCGCAGATATCATCAATGCGTTCTTCTGTGTATCTAGTAAAAGTTTTCATTTTATTAGCCTCCAAACTCGTGACCAGCAACGCGCTTCATTTG